CAATTTAGTTACAACTCGAGTAGGACAAGTAGAACAACAAGTTGCATCTGATATATTAAATGCTGTATCTTCTGGTAATAAATTACAGTTTGATATTTTATCTGAATCTGCACTTACTAAATATAAAGGATTGGTAACAGATGGCATCATTGGTGAAGCAAATTACAATGAATACAGAAAGAATTTTCCAGCTCTTGTTGAAACTACAATGGCAAAACAAGCAGCACTTAAAAATGCTTTTGGAGTTTTATCCTCTTTAGATGATAATAAAAATTATCCAAATATTCAAGGAGAAGCTAGAAATAAATTAAGATCAGAGTTAAGAGAAATATCAAGTTTTCAAAATAAAGCAGTAGAATTTGCAACTAATAAACAATTATTAAAATCAAAAAGAATGGTTGCAGACGCATTTAAAGGTGCAAATAATGGTTACATTGGAATAGACCCATCCCAACTTGTTAATTATTCTACAGGTAATCAAGAATACGATAATCAGATTAATAATTTGAATAATAAATTTTTAGATAAAAAAATTAGTTTAGATACAGATTATTTAGTTAATGATAAAATTATAAAAAAAATATTAAACAATGAAATTAAAAATTCATTTCAAACTTTTATGTTACCTGGAGAAACTGAAGCCAAAAGTATTACTGAAAGAATAGGTGATGGACAAATTAATTTAGATGATGATAATTTTTTTAGTAATGTTATAGAAGGACAAACTAATCTTAAACTTAATAAATCTCATAAACAATTTTTTGAATTTATAGATAAGGTAGTTCCTTTAATTGAAGGTTCAGCAAGTTCTAAATATTTTGATGAGAACTATAATAATAGATTAAGTTTATTTAGACAAGATATGTTTACTAAATTTACTGAAGGTTTAAATAATAATATACCAGTAACTAAATTATTAGATTCATTATCAGATAATTATATTGGTAAAGACCTTTTAGACTACACTCCAACTCAATCATCTGTACGAAATGCTCTTTTAGAATATGCTGCAAAGCAAGAATTTAAACCTAAAGAAAATGAGCCTAAAAGATTAAAAGGTGAATCACATCAAAAATGGCTAACAAGATGGAGAGAATGGAACAAATCAAACTAGAAATAGAAGCTGCAAAACAAGCTGGGTTTTCTAATGAAGAAATTAAATCTTCTTATAGCGATGAAATAAACGCAGCAAAACAAAATGGTTTTAGCGACGATCAGATCAATGCCACTTATGGATTAAGAAAACCTGATCCAAAAATTGTACAAGAATATGTTTCTAAAATAACTAAAGATTATTTATCAGAGGAAATAGTTAGTCCTGAAGATGAAATGTTATATCAATCAAGAATAAAACAAGCTAGTGAACCTTCTTTAAAAGAAAAACTTGTTGGACCAAAATTTGATGGAGATTATATTTCAGAACAAATACTAGGTACTAATTTATGGAATATAAGTAAGAGAGCAATAAAAGGAGAAGGAACTCCTGAAGCATTAAAAATGCCAAGACCTGAAGATTATACTTGGACAGAAGAATTTTTAACTACACTAGGAACACTAGCTCTTGATTCTCCTCTTTATGCTTTAAGTGCTGTACCTGGTGCTTTAACTGGAAGTGTTGTTGCTCCTGGTGCTGGTACAATAATAGGAGGAGGTTTTACGGCAGCAGCAATACCTACAACAACAAGAGAAACTTTATTAAAAGTTCTTGAAAATCAAGATGAAGGAAAACCATCTGATGTTATACAAATATTATTAGAAGAAACTTTAAAATCAGGAGCTAAAGAAGGTTTAAAATTTTCAGCATCTATGGCTTTACCTCTTTTAAGAGCTTACCCTGGTGCTGCACCTTTAGCTTCAAATTACTTTACAAGAACAGCTGCACAAATTACAGGCTATCAAGGAACAGGTTTACTGCTAGGTGAAGAGATGCCAGACATGAGAGAGTTTTCTTTAACCTCTGCTTTGTTTGCAGTCTTTAATCTTAGGTTGCCTAGCAAAATAGCAACAACAAAATCTAAAAAAATATTTATAGATTATGGTAAAAAACCTACTGATGTTGCATTAGACTCTTCAAAGAGCAGAACTTTAAGAGAAGATTTGCTTTCTACTAATATGAAAATTATTAGAGACTATGAAAAAAAAGATATTATTGAAGTACCTGCAAAAGATATTATACCACCAAGTAAAAAAACAAAACCACCTTTTGAAGATCCTATTGCAAATAAAGCTGCAGAAAATATTTCTTTTGAAGCACCTAAAATTACTATTCCTTCTAAAGAACAAATATATAATGCAGCTAAAATAACAAAAAGAAAATTTGTTATTAATGCAATAGATCAAAAATATCCTGTTTTAGAAGCATTAAGAGATGCAAAAGTTAGGACTAAAACAGGAATTGAGAAATTAAATTTATATGAAACTTTAAGAATACAAGAGGGTATGCAAGGTCGTTCAGGTCATTTTATTGAATTTGGTACTCTTGATTTTAAAACATTAAGTGAAAATGGAGCATCTTTAATGTCAATAGTTAAACCTTTTGTAAAAGAAAAATCAGAAACAAAGTTATTAAGTACCTATTTAATTAATAGACAAGCAGTAAGTTTAGCAAAAAGAAATAAAGAAACTGGAGTTGATATTCCTAATGCAGAAATATTTTTAAAAAAATACAGCAAAGAAAAAGTTAAAGACCCTGAAACAAATAAATTAATAAGCTATGAAGAAGCTGCAAAAAAAATGGATAAATATTTACAAGATGGTGTTTTAAAATATGCTAAAGATGGAGGGTTGATTACTGAAGCTGCTTATAATGCTTTTAGAGAAATTAATAATAATTACGTTCCTATGGCTAGAGAGTTGCCAAGACCAGGAGAGTCAGGTTTTATTAAAGGAACTAGCAATCCATTTAAAAAATTAAAAGGATCAAAAGCAAAAATTATTGATCCTTTAGAAAGTATAGTTAAAAATACAGATTATATTATTAGAATGACAGAACTTAATAAAATTAAAAATGATTTTATTAATTTTATAGTGGAAGCTAAAAAGAAAGACCCTGCTAAATTTGATTGGATTCAAAAGAAAAAAGGAAATTTAAAACCTATTACTATTCAAAGAAAAGAATTAGAAAAAATACTTGATAAAGAAGTTGTTAAAAATCTTTCAGATAAAGGTGTTCAAGAGTTATCTATATTTAGACAAGAAGCAGTTTATCCTGATGCTAATTCTTTTAGTTTAAGAAATACTAAAACTGGAAAATATGAAGTGTGGGAAGTTGGTTCGGATTTAGTTCAAGCATTTAGAGTAATGGATAATCCAGGTATGAAGATGTGGCAAAAATGGTTATCAGCACCAACTCGAACATTAAGAACAGGTGCAATCGTTACTCCTGATTTTGCTATACCAAACTTTTTAAAAGATACAATGAACGCAACTTTTCTTGCTAAAATAGGATGGTTGCCTATTGTAGATAGTATTAGAGGAATGTTTTTTGTAATTTATAAAGATCCTAAAAGAGCTACAGAAGCATACAAAAGATTTTTAAAAGGTGGAGGAGCACAATCTACTTTAAGATCAATAGATAGATCTATGTTTGATGGAGATGTTCATACTATTTTAAACAAAGGTGTAATGAGAAATGAATACAAAGGACCTTTAGGACCATTTAGATATTTAACAGAACTATCAGAGGATATGACAAGAGTTATGCTTAATGAAAAAGTTTATAAAAAAGCAAAAAAAGAAGGATTAACAGAAAGACAAGCATTAGAAAGAGCTGGATATGAATCAAGAAATTTACTTGATTATCAAAAAAAAGGAGTAGTGGGTGCAAGTATTAATAGATATTCTGCTTTTTGGAACGCAAGAGCACAAGGTTCTACAGTAGTTTACGAAGCATTTAGAGATAGACCAAAAAAAGCATTTGCTATGGTAGGAATAACTGTGGTTGTACCTTCAATAGCTTTTTATCTTTCCAATATAAATAATGAAGGAGAGCTTGATAAAGATTATAAAGAGCTTCCTGATTATATAAAAACAAATAAGTATTATACTAAATTAAATGGTAAAGGAGTTTATTTTCCTAAAGGATATGAGGTAGGTACATTTTTTGCATCTCTTACAGAAAAAGTTTTAGACTATGTAAGAAAAGAAGATAAACCTTCTTTTATGGAATTTACAAAAGATTTTTTATTTGAGCATACTAAAGGATATAATCCTATTCCAGTATGGTTGCGACCCCATGTGGAAAATTTAATGGACTATAGTTTTTTTAGAGAAGCTCCAGTTCTTCCACCTGATGCACCTAAAGATATGAAAAATTCATATTACTCAAATCAGTATACAAATCCAACAATAAAAGAATTAGCTAATATGCTAACAACTATTGTAGGTGCAGATAATTATTTTGCGAATCCTATTTATTTAGAAAATATTTATAATTCTTATTTTGGTGGTATTGGAAGAATGGTAAAAGACGCAATAAATAAAATTGCTATAACAAGTGGAGTTATTGATGATCCTATTACACCAACTGATCCACTATCTAAGATACCAGGTGTAAGAGTATTTCAAGCTAAAGACGTTTATGGATATTCTCAATCTGTGTCTAAATTTTATAAAAAAACCAAAAAGATGAGAACAGCATTAAATACATTAGACTATTTAAAAAGAACAGGTAATATGAAGGATTATCAGAAAGAAAGAGAAAAAGCTGATTTTGATATAGAAGCAGTATTAGAAATTACTAAAGGAATGAGTGATATATCTGCAGACATAAAGGTAATATATAATGCTAAAATGAAAGATGATGGAACTCTTTTTACTGGAGATGAGAAAAGAGAGATAATAGATTTATTGCTTTTAGAAAGAATTGGCTTGGCTCAAAAAGGATTACAGATTATGAAAGAACTTGAACAAAACAAGGAATAGTATATAGGAATATAATATGACAATATCTTCAACAACAGTAAAAAATTCATATTCAGGCAATGGTAGTAATGACACCTTTGTTTATGGTTTTAAGATATTTGCCAATACAGATTTACAAGTTATCATTAGGTCTGCTGCAGGAACAGAGACAACCAA